GCCGGGTTCTTCAACTATTAATTTTGATAGCATTTCAAGAGATAAAATATTTGATGCAATTAATTCAGCAAATATGCAACTTAAAAAAGATTTGGTTAATGATTATAAGATTCTAAAGTTTCAGCTAGGACATATTCCTATGATGCTAGATTTTGTTGAGCATGGATTAAGGGATCCACAGTTATATGTTAGCTATTCTGGTTCTTACTTTAATTTTGTGAAATCTCAAGAAAATGAATTACAAGATACTCTAAATTATAAAGAGTTAAATCTTTTGAAACTCTTTTCCAATGAAATTTGTAACTCCAAAAGAGTTGAGGAATGTCTAATTCTTAAGGAAATAATTGAAGTTGGTAATATTCCAATTAAGGAATTAGAGGCTTTAATACTTAAAAAATATTTTTATAAAGTATATAATATTTTTATAAAATATATAATATTTTTATATACTATAGTGTTAACATAAAGTAAAAGTAAAAGTAAAATGTCTAAAAACAACAACAGCATTATATCTTACATTTTATTAACTGCTCCAGTCATCTTAGGGTTAGGTTCAGGATACTTTGTATCTCGTAAAAGAATTCCAAAAGTAAAATCTTACTTAAATCCTCCTTCATGGTTATTTGGTGTTGTATGGCCAATATTATATTTATTGCTAGGGTATTCTTCTTATCTTATATGGAATAGTAGCAATATTAATATGAGTACTAAGCAATTTTATTTGTTTTTATATGCTATTCAGGTTCTACTAGTAATGGCTTGGTGGCCCTATTTTATCTATTACCCTGATAAACTTTTTGCTACGGTAACCCTAATACTTTTAGCCATTTTCGCGCTAGTTATTACAATACTATTTTTCCCTATTAATAATGTTGCAGGGTACAGTTTTATACCATATGTTATTTGGTTATCATTTGCATCTTTTCTAACATCACAGACATAGCAGATGTAATTCGGATTTTATATGTTATTATATATAATATTGAGTTATTATATATAACTCGTTTTACTATATGCTTAACTATATATCAAAATTTAATGACTTATCCAATACAAAAGGTTATAGAATATTATTTTTTTTAATTGGCGGGGTTGTATTTACATTATCTTATATAGTTCAAATAGTTAATGATAAATCGTGTAATTCTTTACTAGGAGAAATAATTCGTTCTTTGCACCATTTGTGTATATATTTTATATTTTATGGATTTTTAGCACCTATTTCTATTTTATGGGTTATGTTAATTATACTAATTGTTTCTATATTTTCATGGACATCTACAAGTAATACATGTTTTTTAACAACCGTTGAAAATAACTTATGTAAAAATAAAATAAAAAAATTTTACGATTTATCGTATCATTTATCCAGAAATATTGATAATTTTATGGTATATAATCGTATAAAAATTTATTCTACTATTTGTATAATCGTATTATTACGACTGTATGATTACTATGTAATTAATAAAAATAAAAATAAAAAAATAAAAATACAAATACATGGTCATCGTGGATCGCGCGGTGATTTTCCCGAAAATACACTTTATGCTTTTAAACATGCAATAGAAAACAATATCGATTTTATAGAATTAGACCTTCAAATTACAAAAGATGATGAAATCATAATTTACCATGACAAAAATATAAATACAAAAATTTGTAACGGCGTTAGTAAACCTATAAAATCACTATTGTTAAAAGAAATAAAAGAATATGACTGTGGTTCTAAAAAAAATATAAAATTCCCAAATCAACAAACTATCCCAGGTGAGAAAATTCCTACGTTTATAGAGTTGATTAATCTACTTCAAACAGACTACAAACATAAAAAAATATTGATGAATATTGAAATAAAAACTGAAAAGTCTCTAGATGCCGATAATGAAGTATATCATTTTTCCAGTACCCTAGTAAAATTACTTCATAAATATAATATAACAAATGATGTTATCATACAATCTTTTGACGTAAGAGCATTAAAATATATTAAAGAAATCGATTCAACCATAAAAACATCATACTTAATAGAAGACGAGCTACCAAATATCGATACCTTGATCAATGCTTCAAAAAATTTAGGTGTTAAAATAATATCCCCCGATTATAAATTAATAGATAAAAAAATTGTTAAAAAATTACATGAAAATGGTTTTGAAGTTTTACCATGGACAATAAATGATATAATAGCATTAAAACAAAATATTGAATATGGAGTTGACGGTATTATAACTGATTATCCTGTTCAGTTAAGGAATTCTCAATAAACATTTTTTCAATATTTTTAACAAGGTTCACTTTATTTAATACCATTTCTTGGTCTATTTTGTATTCATTTATATACTTATTCGGGTTTCTTAATACAGTATGAATAATAATAACATCTCTGTTAATATTTCCGGTAAGTCGAATTGTATGTTTGGGAAAATATTCATCAACCTTTTTACAGCCCCAATATATTGGAACCGTGTTGTTTATAAAAGGGTTTATTATTTTTTCAGTAAAGTAGTGGTCGTGGCTTGTATTCTCAATTGCAATCGTAAATAAATAATCCTTACACATCTCTTCCATAGATTTAAAACCACCCATGATATTTTTACTATTAGGGAATTCAAGTTTATAATTATCCGCACCATTACCCCATATATCTATCGGCAATCTATATTTTAAAATATGACGAACAATTGCATGACGATATTGGTGACCAGGTGTATATGTTTTATGTGATACCATAATTGACATTAGTTTTGATTTTTTTGGCGTAAAAGGCAAAGCTTTCGGTGTTTCATAAAATAAAAAACCATGGTATCCTGCAAATGTGGGTGTTGGAAATTTATCAACTGAACCAATAAAATACTTTCCTATATTTTTAATAGCATACTCTATAAAATTATTTTGATAGATTTTTAAAAACGGCGTATCGTGTGGTTCTTGAGCGAATCCTATAACATTTCTAGCAGATACTTGTAAATTTGGTGGCGTAGGACAGTTCAATATAATCACATGTGTATACGTTTCGCTTGTCGTAAAATATATTTTTTTAGTTTTGCCGTAGTATTCTATATTTTGAACAAGGCACGCTCTCTCATACTCCTGTTTGCAGTGTCCCGATACGCAATAGTCGCTAAAAAATTTAACTCTTATATAGTTAGAAGTATAATAGTCTAATACTCTTTTGAACTCTACAGTATTGTAGTATTCTTTATAGTGTGAAAATGTTGAATTATCATTATGCTTTACGGTTATATTGCTAATATTATATAAGAAACACTGTTGAATTGCTAACTGAACCCATAATACATTGAATATCGCATTAATTTCCAAAGCCAAGTCTTCACTTATTACTTCTAAATAGTTTAAAATATTTTTTTTAATAACTACACTCGAGTTCACGTAAGGATTTATTTTAAATATATTGATCTTGTATAGTTCCCCTTCAGGAATACCTGATTTTTCATTCTGATATATACTTTCGCTCCCCAATACATCTATTCTAGGATACTTTAAAAGCGTGTCTACAGTCAATTCTAATTTGTTAGTAACCCATACATCATTAATAAATAAAACAGCAATATAGTTGTATTTACATTCATCGGATGCTACTTTTATCATAGCCTTTGATGGTGTATTTATTTCATTTTGAAAATACTTTATAATATCTATTCTCTCGTCGATATCTTTATAATTTTGTATAAAGCATGCATCATTTTCGTTTATATTGTATAATACAATTTTTAATTCCCATTCTTTATAAGTTTGATTTATAATAGAAGTAATCGAGTCATCAAATGCTTTATCTGTATTATGATTGTTTTTATTATCGACTAAAGCTATGATAGATATCATTTATATAAATATTAATGTAATATAATGTTTATATAAAAATCTTACTTTAATTATTTTAATATTTACCTAATTATTTTTAGTAACTTGAGCAACTTGGGCAACTTGGGCAACTTAAGTAACTTGATTTTCCAGGCACGTAATTTTATTTACGAAAGGCGGAGATTGCTGGAGCGAGACTATTAATGACTTTGATTGCATCTTTCGCAGGTTGAACAAGGTGTGGTCTAATCTGCGAATATGAGGGAATACGGAGACACTTCGCTTCGGCAGAATCGCTAGAAAAATTGGAGGAGTTCATATTATAATATAAATAAATATTTTATTTATATTAATTTAACATTAATTTAATATTAATTTAATATTAATTTAATTATTATTAAAAATCTTTGCTTTAATTAGTTTAATATTTACCTAATTATTTTTTAAGAACTTGAGCAATTTGCTTTCCTGCTTGTACTGCGACGTTGATAGGAACAAGAGCCGGAACAAACTGTGATGCAACAGGAAGAACTTTACCAGCAACACTAATGACCTTGCCTATAGTCTTACCAAGTCTAAGTTTTTCTTCGGGACTAGAATCGCTAAAGCTTAAAGAGTTTACGGAATCAGACATTTAGATTTATAATATAATACTATATTTTATTTATATTACTATAGTGCTAAATATTATATTATAAGAATTGTACTATGTCATTGAAATGATTTTTATTAACTAATATACTTAGATATTTAAACTTATAGTGTTGCGTTCAGACTTAGGTTTGCGTTTCGTCTTATTCGGCATATTCTCATTTTGCAAGTCTTTCAACTCTGAGATACTAATTGTACTTCCTTTATCCTCAGAAGCTTGGTTTGCGCTTGCACTTGCACCACCGGTAGATGCCTGTGTGATATTTACATTCTTAGTCTTTAGTCCTGATAAAATGTTATTAATATCTGATGGTCCTCTCATTTCAGGTCGCGGATTTTGAGGAAGAGGTGGAGGGGCACCACGCACCGGCTTTGACTCGTAAGGATTTATATAATTTTCAGACAGATTTACACCATCATTCATATTACCTCTCCCAAAATTTAAATCAGGACGGTTTGAAATATCACCTTCTCTTCTAGGAGGAGGAATCGAGTTAGGACCTTTGGTTGCTACAGGCGGAGGAGGAGGTCTCTGGTTATTAAAGTTGCTGGGCGGTTGCTGCTGTCCTCCACCCATACCACCCATAATATCTCCCATAAAATTACCAAAATTCGGTGAAGACTGTGACATGGTATTTACAGCAGCACTTGTAAACTGTTTCATCAGTTCAGGGTTTTGTCTCATAATGTCATCCATACCAGGCATAGCAGACTTAAACATAGTATTTGTCATATGAAGCATAATCGCGCTTCCGCCAAGTTGAAAAAGCAACTTCAATTCAGGCGCCATCTTTGCTTTTGACTTGTACTTCTCATGTAGCTCCGCAAAAATATCATCGTAGTCATCCACGTTTTCATTGATTTGTTCCGACCAACCATCCAGCTTCAAATCAAATGGGTCGAATTTGTTATTTAAAAACTCTATACCTGTAATCGCCGTCATAAGCAACTTTTGTTGAAATTTAATACTGTTTTTCTTTTCTCTTTCTTCTACATGTGTTTCATATTCCCCCTTCATTTCAAGAAGAGAAGATTCCATAGTATATTTTTTCGTAAGACGAACCCCCTTTGTCTCTAGTTCTTCTAGTTTCTGAAGAATTTTAAATTTCTCGCGAAGTAATTCTTCTTTTGACATTTGCGGCGCCGCATCTAGAGGAGCATCGGGATTCATAGGTACATTACTAAATTTACCAAATCCATCCCATGTTTTTTTATCAGGGTCAGTATTTGCAGTTGATGCACCAATACCACTTGTATTACTTCCACCAATAGGTGGTCCACTTATTCCCCCGAGATTATGCTTAGATTCCGAATACCCACCATCACTCTGGTCATCGTTAT